TCATATCCTGTTGTGACCAAAATGTCATTCTTCCTGGTGATATAACATGAACGCCGGTTTCATCCATTCTGAAAACCATAAGCTGACCATTAGCTAAAACACGAATATCTAGTTTTCCGTTTCTGTAAGCATCATTTTGGTCGGCAAACCTGCGGTCAAAAGTATTGCCTATTCCCGCTCCACCAATCTGAATTAGAACATCACCATCTAGTGATGATGCATAACTAACTCCTTGTGTATCACGACCAATGCGTGAAATAATGCTTCCAGCTGTATCTATCCACATTGATTGTCTATCTATAGTGTTTGCACCAATATTTAGAGAAATGAATCCGTCTAGATTAATCGTGCCGCTTCTGCCACCTGCATTTGCATCAGGTCCAGTGACAATTAACTCATTAGTTACTATTTGTGGTAGTTGCACGTTACTTGTATTAAGTGGATGATTGGCATCAAATGGACACAAATCCAATCCTGCCTCTACCCATGTAGCTCCTTCTTGGAATTCAAGAACGGCCCGAGTAACATCGTGAAAAGCGGTACCAAGTTTTATTGGTGACTCAGTAATGCGATCAATGGCCTGGGAATACTCTGCCTTTTCTCCACCAGGTGTAAGTGTGATATTTGATATACCGGCAAAACTCTCAAGAAAAATATCCTGACGATTCTCATTCTTCACGAAGGAATTAGGATCAATGTTATCATCTTCACGAGACAACAGGTTGGAATATGTTTCATGCCTGGTTAGTAGAGGAACATTACCGACTTCAGATGATGCAGGGATATTAATTTTGAATTGACCCTCTTTATCAATATCAACAGAGAATCGGCTTCTCTTGCGAGCATAATCAAACGTGTCATCTACATCTGGCGGGTTATCCGGTGGTGTCGTGGCTGGCCCGCCTTTACGTGAGTTAATTTCAAAATGGAATGCTATGGACTTACGTACGGCTGTTCGTATCTTGTCAAAAGCTTCCGATTTCTTTGGATTCAGAACTAACGATAAGCCTTCGGATCTTCCGATTGGAATTGCTACTCGGTTAATATCGATAATGTTACCTGCTGAATCCACAACAGTTCCCTTTACCGTCTCCATTAGGTGGTTAGGGTGTTCAAGTGACAGACCTAGCAAATTCGAGCGCATATCTGTCTTGTCAACCGTGGGATCTGGGTTTGCTTTGTTGCCCTCTACATATTCTCCAGATTCTTCGAAATCTGTTTTGAATGCATAGCTAACGCCAAACTCTGTAATTAATTCACGATCTTCTACAAGCGCCGGGTTACGAATCTCGTTACCTTTAGACCTTCTAGTAGCTTTAATGGTAGGGTCCAGCCCAATAGTGAATAGCGAATCTTCGTAGCTTTGAGCGTCCCTAGTAGAGTTCAGAATGTTTCTGTTAGCATTCTCGATTAGGTCCCTTCTTATCACCTGTATAACACGATTACCAGCTTCTGTGAACGCTAATTCGGCCTTGTAGTTATGACTAATGATGTTGCGCACTGGATTAGCATGCAGAAATGAATCGGCATTTCCGACATGAATACCAAGTTTTGGATCTACAAATAAATGAATATCGTCTTTAACCTGGATTAGTGCGCGGCCGGGCTTTAGCATTTGCATTTGCGTAACGCCAGTAGATACGAACGGTTGATCAAACACATCATTGGATGTTTGATATCCAACTACATACCACTGACCGCCCTGTCCTTGACTGACTATTACGGAGCTACCTTGGGCAGGATACCCACCCATGAATTCACCATTTGGACCCATCCAAGCAGAGGGTATTGATGCATCAAACTGGCTGTCTGATCCGAATAACCGACCCTCGTTCAGACCAACACGTACGGTACCATCGTCATTGTACTTAAGTATAGTAGCATCTCTGAAAAGACCAATATGTGTTGAGTTTTTAGCCGGCATTATCTATCTGCTCCTGCTCTTCCTGCGAAGCCTGATCGTTTCCGGATGGCGTCTTAGAGCCCTGAAGTACCTGTACCGGATCGGTAAATGTTACCCAAATATCCACAACAGAATTCGTTAGCGCACTTATCTCTCTCTTAAGAAGATCCTTCTGTTCTGAATCTTTCTGTGCCCCTGGATTTGTATCAGCGCCACTTTGTCCAGCCGCCTCTTCCTGAGCAGTTATTGATTCTCCATCAGTAGATATGCTGGATCTAGATGCTACTGAACGTGCCGCTGACCAAGCAGTATTAGATGGCGATCTTATTTCACCAAATATTCCTGGATTCAAATCAACCGTCTCTGTTTTAACACGATTAGCATCAATACGTGGCGGGTCTTCGCTAGTAGGAATCAATGTCTCTCCATCGTTGAATGCCGTATTTGATGGATCAATTACCCATGACTTCACTGCATCTGCAACTCGGGACAAATTATCGCTACCTTCAAGGCTCACCTGTGCATCTGTGTTTTTGTAGGTCCTAATCTCCAAAGTAAGAACCTTACTGAAAGTTGATGGTGTAAGAACTCCGCTAACAATCAAAAGCATATTGCTTAGCGTTTGTCTATTTGAATCACCGAACTCTCCGCCTACCAGCGCCCTAAGCGCATCAGAATTTGTCTCAACTGACACGCTATTGTCAAAGATCAGCGTACCTATATGATTAGAGTTATCTACTCTCCCGTGCCTCACCTGGCGCGTTAACTCGGCCTGGTGCCTATTTGCATACAGCGTCTTTCCTATGATATCCAAATGAGTTGGTATGTACTCGCCAGGATTACGACCATACTTAAGATCAAGTCTAGTTTCAAATGCACTGTTGTATCCAAATTCATGCTCTACCGATTCGGCGTAGAACAACATATCCCTATCTTCGATGTAGTATACCTCACCGGCTTGCATGTACTCGTTGCCGGCAACTGTACACGATCCTTGTAAGATATTTTTACGTGCTAGATTCAGCAAAAAAACGGCATATGGAGCGCATTGATTCACAGGGTCAGAGAAGAATGGTACCGAAAATCCTTTGCTGGCCACTTTGAGTCCGTACATGCGCCACATGTCATAATCTACAGCCCATGCCGTGGCAATACCATTTCCGCCATCCCCAGTTTCTAATCCTGGTGTGTTCCTTACAATTCCACCTCCAAGCTTACCATCAACCTGTACCATATTGTATGGCGGAGTCATTTCTGTAATAGTGAGGCTCTTTATTTGAGCATCATCTATGATAAAACGACTTCCGGAATTTAGTCCGTAATCGTCATTATCTTCGTCCTCAATCATGTGCTCAAGTATTTCTGGTCGTTCCTTTTTCTGGAACAATGTTGGAAATATTAGTGAGTCCTGAGATGAACTTGAATCTGTTGCATTCACCCCAACTCCAGCGCGAAGATTCTTTACTGTTAACGCCAGTCTCTTAATCAATCTCTGTCTTTGTGATATGAACTGAGATATTTTATTGGTTACGTTTAGAATATCTACCTGGCTACGGCCAGCTAGTGACACTATGCGGCTGTTTGAAAACACGGCCTGTAAGTTGGCCGGTTGCTGCTGTCTAGTTCGTCTAAATAGCCTATTAGACAACTTAGCAATTTCGTTGTTGATGTTGTTAATGTTACCAGTAAAAGATTGTGGATCTTGGACGGCCGCTAATCTTGCCGTGGCATTGAAGGTCACTTTAGCATTGTATGGGCCCCTAAGAACATCCGAGAACTCTTCTAACGCTCCAGAGTTTCTGCTTTGTTGCAAATCAGGATCGTCTTGATCAATAAGGCTTCGTATATCGTTACTTAACTTACCTGTATTCCTATTAGTAAGGAACTCAAATGAACCGCCACTACCACTTCCGGCCAATAGCTGGCTAGCAGCTCCGTCACTTAAACGACCAAGGGCTGCAGCTCGCAATCGTATTTGATCCTCAACAATTTCCAATTCATCGGCAAGCCCCTGAAGGCTGGTGAAAAACAATCTTTCTAGATAGCTAGGAAAAATCTGAATACCAGTTTGCGCCCTTTTTTGAAGCATGTTTCGGAATACAGAGCTTGGCATTCTGTTGTACTGCGGTGGCCTTGCGTTTATGTGCCCTTGACTATCTGCAAACACCTCAAGGCCTAGCATCGTAGCTGCCATTTGAACTTGGCTGTCTACCGTCTGATACGTGCTGTTAAGGAAGTTCATCTTATCAGCTAACTCAAGTTCGAAGGCCCTGATGTCGTAGTTTTTATCGTACGAATCATCAACAATGAACAGGTTAGGATCTTCGTTAGCTCTAACCTTCCAAATTCTTCTTCTAGTTAGATAGTTGGTTCTCGCGCGCAGCTCTTGTCGTGCCCTTCTGCGCTTCTCCTCGTTCTCTTCGTTATCCGTACCCGTAACGGTAGGATCGAATGAAATATCATCACCAAATATGCCAAGAGTACCTTCTGCTGATTGCAAATTTACATTACTGATGCTTTCAAAGAATGCATCTTGCGCCTCCTTGATATCTGCATCCAATGTAGTGACATCAAATGCCAAACTAACAAGACCTCCTATCTCGGCCGGATCAGCCTGTTGAGCTGTGATAATTCCAGCTATACCCGTTCCATAGTTAGATGGCGATTCTCTTAGTTGTGGCGCAACCGAAGTTAATTCATCAAATGCTTCGGCACGTCTCCTAATCAATTGATTTAACCTTTCATTCTTTACCGATATGTCTACCTGTCCACTTGCAAGAAATTCATAAGCACTTTCATTTATTATAAGTTTCTTGAATGGAACGAAATTACCCCAGGTGGCATTTTGATCGACTATCTGAGTAATCAATCCCTTAAAAAAGGATACTGACAAGTCTTTGTTTGTGAGATCGTTTTTGGATAGCTTACCGAATTCAATTGCACCACGAACGAAGTTGTTGAAGTTGTATGGCTGACCAGTTATTAGCAGAGACAAAACGTTCATTACATCTTGTCCGGCGAATGGATTTGTGGTTATGCTTGGAGAGGTTTCGGCCCTGAATGATCCTAGATTGACATCAAAGTTGGAATAAGGCTCTCCCCATAGTACAAGCGAGCCAATGCCTTCTTTCCATCTATAAACAAATCCATCAGGGGGCGAATATTTATGTCGCAACATCCTGCTAAATTGCCGAGATGCTTCAAACGGCTTGCCGCCGTTCACATTTTCTACGTCCCTAAGTTTAAAGATTGACTCATCAATTCCCGAGCCTCTCCACCTACCCAGCTTAGCACGAACAGAACGAGAGCTTAGAAGTCTAACGTTGGCGTCTAGAAGCTCAGGAAACTCTCCTCGCTGAACGCCGGACGCTTCATCAAAATCTGATTTGAATGGAGTTAGGGGATCATATAGAGAACTGTTGAATACTTCTACAGACGGATTTGTGTTTATCTGCCCCATAGACAAATAAGTTGTATTATCGCCACAAGTAACATTAAGCGTATATTTACCAGAGTCTGCGTTATAACTATGAGATGCTTGTTTAGCAAGTCCGGCAAAAATACATGTACCAGAGCTTGATCTGGTAAAATCATTTCTCATCATGCCGTAAAGCCACAGCGGAAAATCTGGACCAGCAATGGCATTCTTCTCTTGTTCTAGACTTGACGTGCCGCTCCCGCCGCCACTAAACGTATCCTTTAAATCATTTAATGACGATTCAATATTACTAACAGTGTCATTGATATTATTTAGTAATGAATCGCTGCTAAAGTTATATTTAAGACCTTCAACAACTTTAGCATCACGCAACGTTTTTGATGATGCAAATATGTAAACCACATCCATCGGCTGAATGATAGGTTTGTTCAAATAATGCAAATCCATCTTTTTGCGAATATAGTTTGTCTTGAGATTGTACTCTCTATTTTGAGATTGAGTCGTCTGAGCTAAGCTCATCAACAGATACATATTGTTAACAATTTGCTTGAATACATTTATCTCTTGACCCTGTAAACCGTTTATTCCTTCCAATGCTTGCGGATCAACGGAAACCGACCCACCGCCAGTAATTGTGTTGATACCAAGGATTCCGGCGTCGAATGAGAAGCCTATCTCGCGGCCCTCTTCATCAATAATCGCACGAACTTTCTTGAACAGAATAGTGTCTTCATTGACTAGGAAGAAAATACGCGAAGCTCCACGCTGCATCCTAACCTGGTTTAATCTGTCCTTTAAATCATTGATTGTTCGCTCTAACTGCGTTTGAGTAAAACTAAAGAAGTTGCTCTGTTTAAACAGACTTGTTGCATCTGATATGGCTTGCTCAATATCTTCGTTGGTTATTATAGTTAGCTTGTATGGGTCCTCTACAGATATGTTCGCATTACCTTGACCAAACAATACACTGTTTTTACAATTGATTTGCGAAACTAATGTTAAGTCAAATGTTCCTGTGCCTTGACCCGTTTCTGATGCATACGGCAGTTCAGACGCAATATTCCAGGTTGAAAAGAATTGCGGATCAGAAAATCGCTTAACTTTTCTTATTGTCTCAAACACAGCTTGTGTCTTCTGATTTATTAAGCCAGCAGTTGATAGAATATCTACAGAGCTGAAAATTGCAGGCAATGCGTAATCACTAAATGTTCCTTCGTTCTTAGATGCTATTCTGTTGAACTTAGTTAGTCTTTCGTAGGCAGCAATGACCCTCATCTTGTTGTAGAACAACTGCTTCGTTGCTCTCAAGAACAGCTTATCGTCTTGATCCATAAGATCTGTTCTATAGCTCTCAGCCAAAGATGAGAATATTCTCTTTTTGATAACAACAGAGATATCAGGTTCCTGCATTATGACTTCGGACGCACGAGGGCGCACGTTTCTTATCGCACCTGATTCCAGGTACTGCCTATGCGCTGTTGTATCAATTTGGCTAGCTAAATCACCTATCTTTCCATAAGGCTTTCCTTTGAAATCTAGGTTGCCGGGTGCATTTTCTGCCAGACCAACTTGCTCCAGTAGCGATCCACTAAGATCTTCTAAAAACCCCATTATCCAAACAAACTGCTAAAATCATCCGCCAAACCCTCAAACTGACTTATAACATCAGATTGTGGTCTTTCCAAACGTCTTGGAGGATTGATGGAACCATCAATCAAACCACCAAAACTATGTGGTGGTCCAAATTCTGGATTAGAATTACTTGGACCTGCCGTTGGGCTACGGTGCCAAGCCAAGAAGTTGCGACGGAATCCTCTCTTTTGAGTAACTGTAAAGTTGATTGTGTAATCAAACATGCCTAACTTATTCACGCTTTCCATAACAGAAAAAGACGTAAAAAATCCTCTATATACCTCGCCACTCCAGTACATTTCCACCTGAAAAGCCAGAGAAGCCAATGTTGGTCCTTGCTGTGCTGCCTGTGGAAATGCTTGCTCTGATGCGCCAACTAGTGCGTTAAGAAAACCTCCGCCTCCAGATAGTGCAGATCCAATGCCAAAAACATCTCCAGCATACGTGTCTTGACTTTGTTTTTGAGCTAAAAATAATGCGTAAGGATCAAATGCAATCTGTTCATTTCTATAAATGTCATGAAGTACGTTTATACCTTCAATTCCGGATGTACCGGTGGTTCCATTTATATTTAGCGTGGTTAGATTCTCCCCCCAATATTGTAGAATCCAGCCGCCTTTAGTGCGTTGAGAAGAAATATTCTTTGAATAGTCATACCGTATATCTTGTGGATTACAGTACATCTGTACTATTGGTCCTTCTGGAACCAGCCAGTGTACCAACTTGCGTCCAGTTACTGCTGTACGATCAGATGGTATTCTTCCCTGCCGAGTGCCTAAGCCTGTTGTAGAAGGCACCTGTGTTGCTTGGAAACCATCGGCAGACTGTGGCGAGCCTCCGGTAAATTGTTGAGCGATATCAAAAAGATCGCTAGATCCTGATGGTGGTGAAAATACCATTGTTTATAGTTCCGTGTTTATTTTTGTGCCGGGATTCCGTTTTGTCCTGCTATCTGCTCGTAACCCATGGCGTTACCCCATTCATCAAGCCTGACCTTAATCAGTTGTTCAACATCATCCTTGCCCATCACCTTGATTATTATGGTGCTAGGTTCGCCGCGATGCTGAGGGGTTTCTGGCTTTTCCTTTGGTGCGGCTTCCATATAAGCAGCCCCGGCGTTAACATCTCTGGCCGGCCGTTCATTCATAGCCATGAGGTCTTGATCATATTGAGGAGTAACGGCTGCCATTGGTGTTCCTCCACCGTGTGGCCCTTCTTCTCCGGCAATAATTCCTTTCGCTTTATCTCCGGCTGCCTTGCCAATTGTCTTGATGCCCTCTGCTGTTTTGGCCAACTCCTGTGATAAACTTGTTGTTGGTACTTGACCAATAACCTCCCGACCCATTGCACGTGTTTCTGTTCTGGCCCTCTGCTGCAATAATCTCTGCCCAAATGTACTCTCTCTACCAGTAGCTATTTTACGCAGTGCATCCAAGCTAAATGCCGCAATAACACTTTGTTTCTCGGCTTCGTTTCTAACAACGTTCAAAGCATCTAACTGATGTGTCTGAATATCGTTGCCCATTTGCACCGTATCAGCCAAAACATCTTCTGGCTTGCCAACCCCGGCAGCTGCCTCACCCATGGTAGGCATACCACCCTTAGCAAACGCTTCAAGAATTTTGAATGCTTGTGCTTCAGTATCGGCAATCTTTAGCGGACCAGTAGTTAGCATTTGCACCTGTTTAGCCATTTGGGCGGCATCCCCTTGATTAGTTGCGGCCTCTTCCAGTGTTACCAATCGGCCTCCCATCATTTGCTTAAGTGTCTGCTCTACGTCTGCAAACACCTCATCCATTCGGCCCTCTTGCATCTTCAATGCCAAGTCATATCCACCAGCAAGTCCTCCAGGACCGCCAGTTTGGGAAGATACGAATGCACGCTGTGCAATATCCAATTGACCAGTTGCTTGAACCATGCCCGTTACGATATCACGAATACCTTCTGGTCCAAGTCCCGACTCTCGTAAGGCGGGACCAAACCTAGCCATCACGTTGATTGCTGCTTGCGAGTTGTCACCAAGATACTTGAATTGCTCAGCGGACTTCTGAGTAAAATCCCTCATCAAGTCCATTGGCATCTTTACATCCGCAGCGGCCCTGGCCATGCGCGCCACAACTTCAACCGCATCAGTGCCGGACACATTGAACTTACGAAGAATCATGTTTATATCTCCAGCAACTGCTTCGAAGTCTTGTCCGGTGCCTTGAGCTACCTTAATAGCCGCACTCATGATGTTCATAGTTTGCCCGGTTTCTCCACCAACACGAACAAGCAAATCAAGCTCTCCAGGAATTTTCCGCAGCATATTTGAAAGCCTAACTGCAGAATCAAATGACACATTGTTAGCATTGGCAACATCAACCATCTGGTTAGTATATTCAAGAACCTTGCCGGTCAAATTGCCCATATTTCCGCCCAAAGAGCTGACAACGTCTCCGAAATCACCTGCAGCAGCAGCATTACGTAAAAAAGCGTTTTCAAGATTATGTGCAGCATCAGCTTGCGCAAATACTGCGTTAATATCCAGGCCCAAACTATTGAGTGTTTTGGCCAGCTTTTCTCCTCCTGGAATTAATGGTAATAGTTTGCCAGCCATTTCTCCTAACTGACCAGATGCCTCGCCAGCACTATCCGACATTTTTTTCATCTCTCCAGAGATACTCAACTTACCACTACCTACCAATACAAGTGACGCAATGGCACCCCCAAGCTCAATAGTCTGCTTTTCCGACATTGCACTAACGTCTATAAATGAGCCTATTTTGCTAGAAGTATCAGTAAAAAATTCTTTAATCATATCTATTCGGCTCTTATCAAAAGAATTCATTAATCCTTTAATAATACCAGTTGCTCCTGGCAAACTTCTGGCAAAATCTGCAGCAGCACCGTCTAGCTGAATGAACTGATCAACGGCAGATTTTCCTGCAGACGACATACTATCAAGCGCTCCTTTAGCTATACCAAGGCTGCCATTCATATCATCTATAGCATTCTTGGCAGCCTCTGCTCCCTCTTGAATTTCGATAAGGTCTATGTCAGCCATTCACTACACCTTGGCGCCTACGTCGTCTCCTACGCCTAGTCTGCTTGTCAGCAGCTTCTCTTTCTACATCCTCCTCAATCATCTTTGTCGTTGCCTCGAAGTCAGCATCCGAAGACTCGAAGGTTGGATTCTCGCTAGCTATCATCCTCTTAGCCAACTCCATGTTAGAGAAGGAACCAGTCAGAATGGCGTAATTTCTAGTAAAGTCGTTCTTTTCCCTAAGATCCTGGATCCAGCTCTCATACATCCAAAGATAAAGAAGAGGATTTATATTTTCGAACCAAGGATCGTTAGGTTCCTTTCTGAAGGTCTTACATAGATACCATAAAAATCTATGATCTGGTTCCTTTACGATTTTTTTAGTTCTTCACCAATCTCCTTTACTTCATCTGGAGTTAGGCTATATTTACCTTCTCCAATCTCTTCGATATTTTTACGATACCACTTATACAGATAATCTGTTACGTGGTCATCTAACTCACCGAATAGATAAAGTTTTGCTTCTATGCTTTCAGAGCCAAGCATCAGATCAGCCGGCTGTTCATCGATATGTGTCAATGCTCTGGCAAGAATCTGAACTCGATTCTTGTAAGATAATGACAACTTGGTCTCATCTTCACCAGAAAAAAGCGCCTTATACACGTCTCGGCGCTCATTTGTTTTAATTGACTGAAATGTGAATTTGACGCCATCAACTTCAACATCATCGCTAATTCGTCCTAATCCAGACAACACCTCAATCCTGCGCTTAGCCTCCGGACTGACTTTGTCAACGAATGAGCGAGCTTCTTGATGCATGCGCTCAATATCCTGATATGATGGATTCTGAGCAGGCACTTGCCTTCCGCCGTAATATGCAGATGGTCCTGGCTGCGGATAGTTCATTTGCGGGCCAGCAACCGGGGACCCATATTGCTCCGGATGGTAGTCTTGAGCAAATGTCTCGTTGGTAAACTGCTCTGCCTCTTCTGCACTTAGGGCCGCCCTCCTACGTGCTCTACGGCGCTGTGGAGGGGCTTCCTGCCGCTCATAACCACCTTCATAGTCTTCTTCTTCATCGACCACGTAAACGGGTCTCTGACCGCCTTGAGCGGCTTGCTGTTGTGCCATTTTGTATCTTCCCAATGGGCTATTAATGTCCATGTAATTACCTCTTTCGCATGCCAAGCGGGCCTAAATGCCCGAAATGTACACACACGTATATAACTGATTATAAGCTAACAATTTTCATTACCGTTTTTCTGCTCATACCATATTTCTTAGCCACCTTGCGTGACGACTGCAAAACATGGTAATCTTCTAAAATTTCCATCTTCCTTTTAATAGACATATCGTCTGCGCATTTCTTTCTCATTTCAATACCCAGCCGATTAAGCAAGCTAATTATAGTAGTTCTGGCACAACTATACATTTTACCAAGTTGCGTTGTATTAAGCTTTTCTTCTACATATAAACGAACAATTTTGTCTTCAGGCAAGTCAAGCTTGTTATGTGCTTTTTGACCCTTTTTAAATTCCGTTTCTGGAGAATATCTTTTTCCCTTGGAATGCACAGGATTTCCAAGAATTTCAACGCCATGACGTTGTAACATCTTGTGAATTGTTGATTGGTTACAACTGTAATCTTCAGCTAGCTGTGTGATAGTAAGAACTTCGTTTGTATATCTGGAACAAATCTCTTTCTCTTGTTCGTCTGTAAACAGACGATTAGGAGCTGGTTTGCCGTAATTGGGATGATCAGGACCGCACCCGGGAGAATCTCCGCCGGGGCTTAAATTATAACCCAAGGTAGGGTTTCGACTTCCAAAGAACGATATCCAAAAACACTCGGCATCATTTGCTTCAGATTGCGCCTCATGCATTTCTATTATTTGAAAATCAAAATTGTTAACACCATGCTTGGCCATTGCGCGACTTATATAGATTGTGCTAGAACCGATTATTCCTCTAGCAAATCGTTTGGCACAATTCTGATGTTGGCGCCACCTTATGTTCGGAGATGTTGTTTGGCCAACATATATTTTTAAGCTTTTAGTGTTTTGTATAACATAAATGTAGTGCATACTTATCTATATAACACTACATTTACGTCTATAACTATGCGGAATCACTCAAAAATGCATCTAAAACGCCGGCCGCGTCCATTGCGCCACGGAATTCGCCTCTATCTGCTTGGCGCTCGAATGGGTTGATGAAGATTGGTTCGCCTCTAGCGTTAACCTGACCAACAACGTTGTTATTACCGCTAAATACGCTGAAGATATCCTCTGCCATCAAATTCATATTATCTGTGATTAGGAAGTTTTCAGCCTGGAATTGGTAGTTAATCTCTTCGATCCAGCAATTTTGTATAGTGGTAACAATTGCGTTACCCGGGTCTGCATCATGAAATCTATCGTGAATTTCAATATCGAATGGGATACGTTGTGATTTGGCGTGTATGAAACCTCTGCCAAAAGCCTCAGCAATTCTCATTCGGTTAAAACGTATACGGCTACATTGGATTGCGTAGTCTGTTGACTTGGTTGGCGCGGAGTCAATATGACCATCCGTACCAATCTCATCTACAGGGGTTACTTGTCTACGTTCCGATACGTTAAGAGTTTGGATCGCACCGATAGGATTACCGTTAACGATAATAACGATATTCGTTGATAGATGAGAGGCAGTTCGATTATTGCCTTCTGCGTCAAATAAAACAGTGCCTGTGTTTCTTGGCATACGTGGTTCCCATTGCTAGATTGTAATTGTATACTTAATTATCACCATGAAAACCAATAATGGTTTTAATCAAGCGTATTACTTAATTGGTGATTTAACTTGTTTATCCGCCGAGAGTGCCCACACCCACCCGGATGTAGATCCAGTTCACTGGGAATACCGGCTGTACATTGACAGTTATATTCCATTGCCTTGGCTCCACACCATCACGCTTAATTCTCAAGTCCTGGAATTGAGTAATCAATCGCTGCGTAATGAAGCTATGCAGAACCTTGTTCGCAACAGCGGTTAATGATCCTTGTGTAGTTGGAGTCTCTGCGGTTCCGATAAAGCCTCGGAATGCAAGCCTAATGCTCTTTGCAATCCGGTCTCGGATGAATACAACGCTGATTTCCTCTTCCTCTGGGAAGAAGGAAGCAACGGTTGTCTTGCCCCAGATAACTCGTCCGCCTCCGATTGCTGGCTGAACAACTGTGATACCTGCTGCTGCCAAGTTCTCAATCGTAAGTGGTCTAAAGAGCTTATCGCGAAGGATGGTAAAGCCTGCGAGAGTTCTGTTAGTCAGCGGAGTGCCAACATATGGGATTCCGGATAGCAAGCCTGCCGCTGCAGCTGCCATATAGAATCCGTCAATGATCGCTCGATCTGCGCCAACCTGGGCAACAATTTGATCTGGGTAGAAGAACACAACACGGAATGTGTCTCCAAATGAGTTTTGCACACCATAGTTAGTTTGGTCTTCAATGTTTCCAGCAAGGATCTCAGATACATCATCGCCCTGGATACCTTCCAAGACTCCAATATCTTCTACCGCTGCTAGCTCGCTACCAATAACGTTCTCTGGGCTTAGTCCGTTGATTGCTCCGATGAATAGCATTCTCTCACGACGATTCTTGATGTTGGACATGGTCTCAACATGGATACGTGCATTCTGAAATACTGCGCTAATTGTTTGCCTTGGAAGAGGCACAACAATATCGCATTCGATCTTCTCAAGAGCCTCAAGTGCGTTCAACCAGCCTGCATCGAAGAAGTCTGCATCCCTAGTGTCAACAACAGTTGCACGCAATGTCTCTCCAGCACCAAGTGCCAAATCATCCGTGAATAGAATCTTAGCACTTTGATCTGACGAATCAATAACCTGGAACTCGACACCGGACTCTGTAGTGAATCCGCCAGGGTTAGAGATGATCATTACTCCGTCAACTACACTAACAATAGTGAACTCTCCGGCATTCACAGCTGGCTCTAAAACCTTTAACGACTTAGTTAGACCAACATCGCTCGTGTCGAAGGTAAAAGTGTCACTTGCTATGGTCGCTGTGGTTGCCGTAACAGGTGTAATCTCACCATCATCGCCATCTCGTAGAACCGCATCTTCCAGGATAACAGTGTAAGAGAAAGTGAATCCTGATCCAAGGTGAAATAGTAGAGGAGATGCAGTTATGGTTGGATCATAAAACGTAGACTTGTTAGGAATTATCTGTTGTTCTGCTCCAGTAACCGGATCAGTCACAAAAAAGTTGATGTTAGCATCAACATCGGGTGTTATTCCCACAGGCAAAGCAAACTGCAAATCATCAACATCAGTTCCGCCAGATGCAGACTCTTCTAGAACGTAAGATACGCGCCTTGGAACTGATGGGGCGGCCTGAACAGCAAAGACGCCCGGGGGCCCATTTGCAAATGCAAGCTGAGCGCCAAGAGACAAGGTATTTGCCAATGTAGCGGCTCCGTGCTTTGCTTGAAGCGCATCCAAATCATTGAAGAACTCAGGATCGTTTAGATCGATTATTCCAATGTACGTTGCTGTCAAAGAATCTCCCGCGATAAGTGCGCCACTCTTTACACGGATTGTGAAGAAGTCACCCTCCTGGAATGGAGTAGCGCCTTCAGTAATTGCGAACTGCAAAATACCATTGCTTACGGTGACGCCGTCAGAAGTCCAAGTAACGGCATTTCCATAGCCATCAAGCAGAACTCCGCTGACAGATCCCTGAACAACAAACCTTGCATATCCGTCAATTGGATTACCGTATCCATCACGTCTTACAGTTGAACAACGAACTGTCCAAGTCTCAGTTGGCGCATTAGGGTCAACTAGGGTAAGCCCGGTAATCGTACCATTGCCAACATTGGTCGTTCCAGTCGTAAAGAAATCACCACCTTGATCAACAAGAGCTGCAGTCTGCAGTTCAATGCTGCCAGTCAGGGTGTCATATCGGTATTCATAACGGGAGCTAAACGTTGGAGAACCGGTAAGCTGAAAATTATCTGACTCAAGGCCAACAAGAGGTACACCATTTTTGAAAAGGGTTAGTCGGTTTGATTGAATTGGAGCTGTGCTCAACCGGAAATGTCTTCCATCGCTACCTGACGTGCTTGTATAGGCATCATTCAACCCATCATTGCCGCCTCCAACTGCGCTGGCCACAAGCGTTTCTCGCCTTGCACCCTCTCCAATAAGAGTGGCTAGCCTCAACCCTCCCGGTACCGAAACGCCGCTTGGTAGTGTTTCAACTAAGCTATATACGTCGGGTACTGCGTTAGTACTGCCTGGAAAATTAGCTCCCATGAATATTCCTCTTGTTCCTTAAGAAAGTGACTAAACCTTCGATAAGATGTTAGATTATTACTTACACGATCTTACCTATTTACTATACTTTACTATGCCTGGAACTTAGGAAGTATCCACGAGGACATCCAAAAGATCAACCCGTGAATTTATTCGAAGATTCGGGGCCAAAGCCGGAGGTTGAACTTCCAAATTACCGAGATCTACACATATATTGATAGCATCAATAGTACTACTTACTGGAGTATGTCTGTGCCATTCCGACCTAATATCACAAGTTACCGTAACCTTAAACAATTTGTCAGTTCGGTCATCTACCTCAGATGGCGTACCTATACTGGCTCCCTTAACGAAAACGCCGGCATTCTGAAGCTCCCATCTTCTAGTATCTGCGAAGAAAAGAGCAATAATTTCAGAAAGCTCATCGCGCGACCTATGGTCACGAGTTTCTATATCAATATTTAAGGATCCCTCCCAGGCACCGGCGTTGAAAATATAGCTGGGCATGGTAACAAACCGCTCATTGCCATAACCATCAATAAACCTGGTTACCTCATTTTGCACAACATCGCGGTTGTTATTGAACGAAATCGGCTGAAACCTAGTTCCGCCTGAGCGAACTAAAATGGCCGGATAATAGATTACATCATAGCGATAAGGCTCTCCAATAAATAGACGTGTCGTCACGTCATCTTCGATTCCTGCATCTAGGTCAACGCCTGTCAGATCTGGAGTTAAAGGAAATCCCCACTCATCCTTAACGTAGTGATAGTAAGATCCTTCAGCAAAGAAGTTTCTAAGCGCCTCGATAGCAATTTCCTTAGGATGTGTTATGCATGTATTCTGAATGTAATGATGGATAGCATACAAATCAGTTCTAAATGTATTGGCAGTTCCCATACTTTACCACCGATATTTAATTTTAAACTCAGTAATAATAACATCCATCTGGTTCGTAGCGTGTCTTAGGAGCATATCCATTCTGACCTGAATTCCATCAATAGAATTAAATATATTGGTAAAATCACCAGGATCTGAAAGTGTATGAGTAACTATGGCGGAGGTAACAACTCCAGTACCAGGGGTGCTTGATGCCAATACACCAGAAACTCGCGAAGCTATTTCAATAAATAAATCATTATCATCTGCCGTATCACAATCAGCACTGCCATCAGTAGTTATTGATATTTCAAGTATTTTGACATCAGCAGGTATTGCTGATCTGCCATCAATTAACCAGCCATATCTAACACTATTTCCGGCATTACCAACATCATATGTAAAAGTGCCAAGTTGTAATGTAGTAAATGGAAACGCATGCTGATAATTTGCGGTTGCAGTGGTAGAATTTCCATCCTGTGGACCCATAAATCCTTGCACTGATATATTACCAATTCCATTAGTAATATACTGAACAACTGTTTGATTCTTATTTCTTTCTACAATCCATCCATTATTCGGTGCTGTTGCAACTGGAGATGACCCAAATCCATTAATAGCCTCGTCATTACTTCCGTCAATGGTAAAGTCATCAAACACGTTTCCGGCACAAATGCCATTAGTAATACCAGATGTAGATAAGAATATGTATCTAGCAATAGATCTGCCTTCTCTATCGATCTTGTTCCCGGTAATCGTTATGTTCCCGCTAGATCCTGTTGGCGTAGATATGCCAACACCAGTAGTTACTGCAAGTCCCTTTATTATATTTTCTGTTATGGTACCGTGTATATTGTTGAGGTCAATACCAGTATCATAGAAATAATCTGTACTATTATATTTGCCGGCGGTAATAGTGTTGTGCGAAATAATTGAGTCAGCCTGCCCACTGCCGTTATCGTTAACAACTATAGCTGAATTATTTACTGTGCCCAACGCAAACCACTGATCTAAATATACAGAATCATATGCCGTTAATCTATTGTTAGTGATGCTGCTGAGTGCAAAAAAGTCAGGATCGTCGTCGGCCGAACCTACATTAATCCAGTGCACAAAGTTGTCATGTATACTAAATGGACCTGTAGGATTAGAATCAATCGAATCTATATTATCTACTATAGCTGTGCCCTCATTAACACCACCAAAGTAATTAGCGATATTTGCAATAATATTTACAGAGTTGAGAGAAATATCTATGCTCTTAGTTCTGGTGGTGCGAGTATCCAATGCTACCGCTGTAGATGTAGATGTCGTTAAGAATCCAATTACGCCACAAGAATTACCAGCTATTGTTACGTTAACAGCTGCTAAACCGGGTATATTAACAGTATTAGTATCACCAACACAGGTTATGTAGATACCTTGGTGGTTATTACACACATTGTTATCTATTCTTGAGTTAATAACTAGTGCTGGTGTGGCACCGGTGGTATTCAACGATATGATGGCCACGGCCGCCTGATCCTCGGCCGGATCAACATTAGCATCACTAAACCTATTGTTTAGAATATATAGTTCCTCAACAGTATCAGTACCCTGTCTTTCTAAAGAAATAAATGGTGGGCGTTGAGTTGTTACTGCAGACAAAAATGTACAATTTTTGATTGTGACATTCTGAACATTAGTGCCATCACCCTGGTAAATACAACCATTAGCGCTGTTGATTTTGTCTCCAGTTGTATACGTTGGCGGGCTTGATGGATTATAGTTAAATAGTGCATTTCTTATTGTTAGATTTGCATCAATCAAAAATCCCTTGTTGGCCGTTACGTTGAAGATAGCGCCATCACCATCCAAAATGACCGGACTAACAAATCCCGTCAAGTCAATAGTTGTATCAACATCAAATGTTCCGCGTACATTCACAACCAATGGACTGGATGACGAATACTTATTAACCCAGTTTTTCAGGGCGGTTGAGGTATGGAATGTACCTGCATAATCTTCTGGAGAAAATACTAGCTCACGCTTTTTTCCGTCAGTCAAGAAACGACGCACATCAGCATTGCTACCTAAAGTAAATGAGGCGATATCTGCCGTTACAACATCGATAGGAACAAGATCCTTACGTGTCTCAACTAGCTCGGCAAATGTGCTTGATACTAGATAGTATGTGTTGGTTGATGTGTTATCTATTGCGTAGAATTCTTGCTTGGTTGGTGTAATAACTACAGGAATAAGCTCGCCGGCTTCGTTAACGCAAACAGCCCAATCAATTGAGTCAACAGCATTTGGATTCTCGGCTATCTCTGGAATTGTAACCGATTGCCTATTGGTAGTTACTATACGTCCATTGACTAGCGCAACTCCACCCTTGTAGTACAACTCCCTTTCGTCGGAAGTATTAACCATATCAAACCCAAAACCACGGATAATTCCGTTGTCCTGAGTTGCTCTTGGCACTGCCGTAATGAAGTCTATTGCTGCTTCAGTGAAATCTTCCTCATCGATGCTGCCGAACTGCCTGCGGTTAACAACACGTTGTACTATATTCTGTCCGGTTGGAGGATCCCAATTGACCTCAACAGTTCCCAGCAGCATGTTCTCGTCATGATTCTTTAATGAAGAGAACAGCTCTACATCAACGTATCTTGGTATAATAGTTCCGCCAAGAATATCAGTACTGGCACCGGATGTTGTAGCCTGTTCCTCAAAAATCAAATCAACGTAATCTACATAGGTTTCATCATAGAAACGCGTTGTAACGTTCTTGCGGCCGGTTGTTACAGGCCCAGTTCTAAATATAGAGTTTCCACCAGTATCACGCTGTCCAATGTACCCATCATACTCTCCGCTTACAGTATCGTACGATAGAATATAGAATCTTATGTACTTGTTGAACGAAGATGAAGAGTCTCGGTAACCACGCAACTTGGATGAAACATCCTGTATATGCCAATCAGTTGTGCCAAGGTTTGAGCCTCCGCCAGACTGAATGATCATGCGGGCTCGCTCATGACTGAACGTCTGACCCTGATCGTTTACATAGATTTCATGCAATCTATGGTATGGATCAGATGTTGGCGTTGTATTAATTACCTGCTCGTTATCGAACCCAACCGAATCTTCAGAGAAGTAAATCTTTACATTAAGGTCGGCACCAGAGGAGAAAGTAAACCCTGTTCCTTTAGCATGAATACCGTTGATAACCGTAATCTGAGTGCAATCTGATTCGCCTGGGCAGGCAGGAATAAACGTAACATTCTTAATGATAAATCGACCATAATCGACATCAAAATATGCAGCATCGGCAAAGCTAACCGTTGGCTGAACAACAATGGTTTTGCCTGGTTTTAGACCGGCTGCCTTAAGATCCAGAGGAATCTCGTAGGTAGTTTCGATAGTAAATGCTCCAATAGGAGTCCTTGCCGCAATGTAACCGTCCCAGTATCCATCACGATTTGCATCCAAGTTGGCATTCCATGTTGGCGCAAAGTTGTCTCGTACTGTTCCATTAACAACATAGTTTCTACGCTTAAGTGGCACAACTACCTTGGTTGGAGTCTGCGCATCAATCTCATCTACATAAGTTGCACTATAGGATGGACTTGCTACATCCGCATGAGCAGCACCTAAACCAAGTGCATCAAAAGATGTGCCTCCTGAGAATTGGCTTATTACGTTACTTGTATATATACTTTCAAGTAAGGTACCTGTTGGATCGCGACGGCCGCTAATTATGGCAAAGCTGGCACAATTAATAGCGTCAGCCAACATCAATCCAAAGTTTCCATTCTCAGCAAATGCAATAAAACGATAATTGTATCCAATTTCTCTGAATTTGTTGTTGGTTGCCTGAACTGCCGACTCAAGTGTGTACTTACCAGGAGTAGTTCCTGCATTGCCAGTTACATCAACAGCTGGAAGTTGAATTACATAATCTGTTGGATTGCCGGTAGGGTATAACTCAAGGTATAGATTGTAATGTGAAGCATCGAGCTGTCCGGGATCAAATCCAAACCCAATGGCCATGGCTCCGCGTGGATTACCAATGATTACGCTTGACAGAAAATTATTGAATGAACCAGTTGGCGTTGCGTTAGCGGATGCCAATGCCAAAATACCTTCGGTTCTTCTATCATGTACGGGCTTATCAATTTGTGCCAGCGCCACGTCACTATCTGACAGATTAGTACCGTTAACACGAACAACCCACTCAGATCCAGGAACAAATCTCAAAGAGTCAATTAAGAACGTAGCCTCAAAGCCTGTTCCGTAGTTAATGGTCAACTGGTCGCCAATCTCAACTTGACTAAATAAAGCATCAAAGGCATTACCGGTATTATCCGGCACAAACTTGATGATATTATCACCGCTAGAGATATCATCCACCGGAAAGGTCGCTGGCGATCTTACTAGGTAAGCGCTGCAGGTTGTTGGTGGAACAACGTTTTGTTTATATCCATCTTCAAGTGAGCACCCGTATGGTCGTGCAATTAATGGTACGGTGTTAGCGTGCTGCGTAGCAATATGGCCTCCAACAACAATTTGCTGGAAGTCATCAATGTAATCCGCAAATTCTTGGACGTTTTCCAAGGTGAACGGCAAAGCGGTAAAGTTGTCAGTATTGATTGTTATGGCAGTCGCAACATGCGCGTCACTTACAGCATTCTGATGAGCTGTAAAAGCATCATTGATCTGCTGCATCATTGCTGCTACATTTGTTCCTGTACGTAGATTACCATCTTTATCCTTGATGCCTGCCCAGGTAAAGGCAGGATCTCTGGTATCCGTACCAACGGCATTGATATCAATATGGCTAGCTACGTGCCGTGCCTGTGAGCCGTCACTAAGAAGCGTGCCTCCAGCAACATGTGTTGAAATATCAGAATCGATTTCGTTAGTAAACGTGGTAAGAGCATTAAGCAACGCTGTGTTACTAGCAATAAGCGTATTTAGATCTGATGTAGAGTGATCGAGAGCAAGTTTGAACTCTGCAATCCCCGCATTGGTTGCAACCTGTGCATTGGTGATAGGAAGTACGGCAAGTCCAACGCTGGTAAGTGCTGATGACTTAATAGTTCCATCTGGATTCAGAGAAACATCAAGACGACCAGCAACTGTGCTTTTACTCCCGGACGGACGTGTACCTAGCTCAGTTTCAATGGCAAATACTGCACTGCGTAACTGATTGATGGACTGTCCGCCAATCTCAGATAGATTGTCATCGATCCGGATAATTGTCGCGTCAGAATCTATTTCAAAAGGATAAACAGACATAATTTATTCGTCTAATGTGACTTCTTCCTCTATCTTTTTATCTATTTTTTCCATAAAATTTTGCCTAACCAAACGGTATACTAATCCACTGATAAGCCCAAGGAAAATGCCAAAAATAACTCGGGAAACTGTCGAGTGAGCAAACATTTCTGGAGCCGGAAGTTCCGGTATAAGCATTATCAATGCCCCAGTACCCAGCGGCCCCAGTGGAACAAAGAATTCGCCCCACCATTTATGAGCCTTAGTGCCATCTGCAGTAAGGGCTGGTATTAAAAGTTCGGCCAGCTTACGCTGCATCCATACCAAAGCCACAATGGCCAAACATAAAACTATATTTTCTGAGGATACAATTTGAGTTAATACATCCATACGAACCTCCAAATGGTGTTTCATATAAATATTGTATTATGCATGTGAGCTTATAATCTATATGTCACTGTAACACCTTGAATTTCAAGAATTTCTGCCCCATCAGAATCAATTGTTGCAGTAATCCCAAGCCACAACCCGGCCCCAGGATCATTATATTTAGACGTTGGTGTTAATATGGCAGTATCTTGAGATGTTGATGGATTCACTGTTATAGAATTACCTCCAACAGTATTATCAACATTAATAGTTAAATCATTTGTTGTATCTGGAATAGATATGGTATGCTGATGAATTACCGATACTTCAGAGATTAATGCTCCTAAGGGTATGTAATTTAAAAGATTCATCCACCATTCGAAAATAACAGTAGACCCTGCATCTGTATGTAAAAATTGTACTACCTCATTAACGGCAACAGCATTTTCTACCTCAATATAAGAGGTCATAGCATTTGGATTTCCTTTAACAACACCATCAACTGCATATGTGCCAGATGATCCTCTAATTTCAAGAGTTATTGTTTCATTTTTATTATTTTGAGTTATCCAGCGCGCCAAACCACTAATATCACTAGTAAATATAGCTGAGTTAAGCGATCCAAAATCATCATCTGTTGCTATGGAATATATATTATTTGATACAATTCCATCCGCCTCAGTATTTGGTCCAACATAAATAAAACCATTGTTATTACCGCTACCTACATATCCATCAAATAGGCTGGAAGAAATCATATTGCCAGTTACATTTGTTGATAAGGAGGTACCTCCGGTAGGATAACGATTTTCAACCCATAAAGCATGAATACCGGCGGCATCAACAGAGAACCTGTTTCCATTTTGAATAAAATTATCGCTAATTATTATATTGGCGCCGCGAACATGTAATGCGCTTGTTGAATCACTTGCACTATCAGTATTATAATCACTTTCAACTGCTATATGATTGCTAGATGCATTAATAGAAACAGCATCATCAGCCCCGCCATTGTTTGTGTTATCCAAAACACATCCAGATAAATGATTATGACCAGTTAAGGTCACGCCACTTTCGCTAAACTCACCAATAACACCTACAATATTATTGTTTTGGAAAAATATATTGTGATCTTCCGCATATATTTGTACTAATCCAGTCGCGTCGTAGGTTATCAACCCGTCAATATGACGTGGTACCAACTCATAATTCAAAGAACCCGTTATATGAGCCCTATTATTCGTAAAAATAACAGAGGGATTATTAATAGCAGATTTAGACAACTCAATATCTACTAAAGACGTTGTTCCTATGGCCGTATCTGTATAAAATTCATTTCCGTCAACTAAAATGCCAGATGACTGTGGAGTTGATATTGATCCCCCAATTCTAAGCGGCATTCCAAAATATATTTTTGAATTTGTTATACGAACAGAATGAAATAATCCAGAAGAATGAGTTACTACTTCTAAAGCTGGTAATGGATAATTAGTCCCTACAACATCAAATGTTTGATTAGGTCCATGAACTAAACAATTATCAACAAATAAATCCCTAGCATTTACATATACAAATCTCAAAAATGTTGTATCAAGACTGCTGTCAACTGATGTTGTGATTGATCCTAAGGTGTTATCAGTAATTATATTGCAATTTTGTAATATAATTTGTCCTGGAGTAGATATGACCAAGTAGGCATCTATAGTTAACGGAGATTGACCTGTAATAGTTCGGTCCGTTCTGTTCATTACACAATTACGTATAGTAATCAATCCATCGTTTTTGTTTGTAAAATATGAGATTCCTGAATCTTCACCAATTAATCCAACATATCCATAACCATCAAAATAACAGTCTTCAATAACCGAATTTTCAATATTAGGAAGTAACAAAGATATGTTATCATCAAATGATCCGTTTTGATTAAATCTACATGTAGTAACAAAACACTGGGCTAAATCTTGTGTACCAGGATAAACAGAAAGAGTTGTGTTCACAAATTGACAATTTTTTACAATTACGGTCTCGTGGGCCCCATCAGCTCCATTAGGTCGAATTGAGTGATAATTGACGGTGTCAAGCGCGTCTGATTTGAAAAGGATATTTTCAATACGTGGGCCGGTTGAAAATACACGATTGCCTGCCTCATCTGTTGTCGCTGAGGTTAAATTCATACTTAAAGTAGGAATGCTTTCATTAATCGCATTTCCAACAAGATTGTATCTATTAGATCCAGATAATGTAACTATATAAGTACCTGGATTAATGATAACAGTTGTTGGATAGGCCATGTCAGTTGCCATTAATAAATCAATAGCCCCTGCACCCAAAAAATCTCCGATCCCGGAACTTGCTCCAAAACCGCTAGCATCTTGCTGACCTACAGTAACAAACCATGTATTACTTACTGCCGAGCCCCAACTGTTACCATATTGAATTTGCTTAAAACTATTAATAGTAACGCCAATTTCAGTAGCTAATAATAATGGGGATAACGATTGGTTATTTCCACCAGTATTGCCAATTAGAATAAAATTAATATCAGACCCACCAGATCCGGTACTGGCTGATGTAACAACGACACAAGAAATCGTAACATCAGTTGGGAAAGTTCCAATTGATACATGATGGTTATTAGTAAATTTGCCATTACATAGGGTTGTTGCTACGAAACAGTTATTAGCTAATATTGAAAGATCTGCTATATCTTCTGAACCAAATGTACGTGCTTTACAATTATCAACGGTAATAAAGTCTAAATCACCATTTCCAGGATCGAAACGAATAGCAGTGGCCATACCGTCAAAATAGCAATTTTTCACAAGTAAATGCGTACCTACGCTAGCTGTAGACGAATACCCTATTGCACGTAATGTTTTTTCTCTACCATCTTGGGTGCCGTTATTTACACGCCCAAGGAACTTAACATTTTCAAAATATACCCTTGAACCCCTCTGAATCTCAATCATCGGAACTGTTTGCATCGAAGACACAGGCTGACCAGATGATGATACATATCCGTCTAAGTTATCTGCCAAAATTAGGTTGAAAATTTTAGTCTCATCTACTGGATTGACTGTTTCGGCTGATAAATCTCCAGACCCAGAATCTCCTCCCACTGTAAAGAAATCTGTAGCACTAAGCAATCTAAACATGGGCTCCTCAACCATCTCGCCGATAATAATAGTACCAGCAATAGCTCCCATAATAGATATTCCAGATGGAACTTCAACAGTAGTATTTAATTTATAAGTGCCTGGTAATATGAAAACAGTTCCGCCATTTTCCAATCTGCCATCACCGAATGCCGCCAAAATGGCATCTCGAAATGTTGGGGTAGTGGTAGTTCCAACATTATACGATCCCGTAGCATATCCATCTGTTGTTACATCTCCAACAGACACAAATCCAGTTCCAGTAGATGCTGCAAATCCTGAAATGAGTTCAAAAGTTCCTTGTACATTGTCAGCCGGGAAGGCCAATAATGGCGGAGCCATATCAATGTGCGTGGCATCATGCCTCCAATCCCCACCGGTAATATGGGCATTATGATCTTGCTTGTGAGTTGCTAGAAGCCCTCCCTCCTGAAGTCGTCCGGTACCTATAAATCTTTTTACCATTTTTTCCTTCGTTTCATCCTCTGGTAATGATCAGCCATCACCAGGCAAATAACCTGCGATTAAGCCTAATGTTATGGTAAAATATGTGTGTACATATTTGGAACCTAACTTTATGTTTTAACATTTATTTTTGTTTTTAAAACCGATCAAATTTCTGGAAACCGTGATATAGAAATCTACAAGATTACTTGGAGCAATTCTTAACCGAGTGAGTGAAACGAGCGAGGAGAAGATATTGCGACCCACACATATAATTCATATTATATATCATGCTAACAACGTTAACATCAACTTGGATCTGAGCGAACGTAAGTGAGCGAAGAGACAAGTTGATCAAATTATTTTACTCAAAGTATAATTGTATGAGTATGATCAAATTCCTCTTGCACAATCCCGTCCCTAATTTCGTGGTTGTGTCCCTCAACAACAGATGTAGTTTGGTTTACTTGTACTAGAGATAC